ACGACCATCACTCTTTGCTGCATTGATATGGATGGAGATTAGCATCACATTCTTTGAACCGAGTTTCGCACAGATAGCATTGACCCTACAGCAACGCTCTCTGAGTGATATTTCTGTTTCTTCGGTCACGATACGCTCTGCATCGAGACCTCTCTTTTTCAGCTCTGCAACCAATCGGGATGCAATATCTCTCGCCCAAGCATATTCCCTGAGCTTTCCATCAGGAGAGCGTTTTCCCAATGTATTAGAGCCATGTCCGTTATCAATCAGGATTTTCAGTAGATTTCTGTTTTTTGGCGTTCATATTCTGCGAGCATCTCACGAGCAGCAGCAATCTGTTCCTCTGTGACACGACCGCCATTCTTCAACTCATCAAGAGTGACATCGAAATGCCTCTCTGTCTTATCGACCATGATTCTTTGCAGAGACTTCCAAAATCGGCTCTCGTTCTCATCCCGACATGAGCTTTCGTTTTCAAGGATAGACCATGCTTGTTCAAAGCATATCGCCCCTGTGATGACATAAGACAATGGAATCGATACATGAATGAATACCCAATGCTCAACAAGATATGCGAGGATGATGACCCACAATCGCTTAGGGATGGTCGATTTCACTACCTTGCCGAAAGCAAAGCTCGTGAACTTCGCCTTTTCCCTCTTTGATTTTTCAGGGTACTTTTTATGCACTCGCTTATCAAGCTGATACGCCGTCCAAGCATCATAGACGATAAAGATAATCGCCACAATCACAAGGGGAAATGTCGGCTCAAATTCAGCTACGAACCATCCGACACCGCCACCAATGAAACAGACTATTGCCTTCCAAATCTTATATACTAAATCCATATCGATATGAAATTTGGGACAAAGATAGCAAAAAGATGCTTAATAAGCACCTTTTTGAGTGTTAAATCTTACAAAGATGCCTCTGTTTCGTTAATTCTGTCACGAATAGATTGCCTTTCTGAGTGCAAAAGTGCCACATCATAAGGCATTGATGCACCGATGAGCGATGCTTCATAACACTTGATTATCTTATAGTCGCTATCCGTGAGTGATGATTTCAGGGAGTCGATTTCTTTCTTCAACTTCGCTATATCTCTGAACTGCTCATATCGGAATGAAATCCTATCTCCTGCATCATAAGGAATGATGCGGATAGCATACCCATCGGGAGCGGTCATTTGCTGATTATCGAGTAAATCAACAGGTTTCCAACCTTGCTTTCGTAATTGCTCTGCCTGTTCCTCAATAGAGATTGTGCGAGTCTTGATTTCTTTGCCATCCCGATACTGCTCTTTCTGTTCTTGCAATTCTTTCGTTCTGAGATAGCCACTTTCATTGATATATCCGTATTCAATCATAATAGTATCATTTTAGAATTTCCAACGACTAACAAGCCATACCTCAGTAGTAACCGAGTTGATATTGTATTTTGCAAAGGTGAACTTCAATTCCTGACCTGTGCCTGCCTCATAGTAGGCGTTTTCAGAGTCATCATCATAGATTTTTTGACCTGATTTCGCCGTTATTCTGACAGCACCTAAGCCAATCTGTTTCACATAGATTACTTTGCCCTCCATTCCGTCCGATGGTAGAACCGCCTGAGCGGTTACACCCGAATTAGAGAGACCAACAATCTGAGTAACGCCCGATGGTATCTGATATGCGTAATCTTTATAACTATCGCCTACATACTTCTGTCTGAGGATGAGACCAGCGGCAAGCAAATCCCAAACATATGCACCATAAGCGAGAGCAGTTCCCGAATTTGATGCTCGACCATAGAGACCTGCAATCAGGGTGCTTTCTTTATCCCATTGCCATGTGTTGTCTATATTGCCGAAACCTAAACCGACAATCGAACCATAATGCGTATATCCCGAACTTGCAGGGAGCGCATTTGTCTTAGGATTGTTGCAGAATACGCCACTCGCAGACATATATGCGACACCATTATTATTCCTCACTTCAATCTCTCCCGAACTCGCATCAATATCAATCTCTGAGCCTATATTATCGAGAGAATAATCACCACCTGTATTATTTGATTTCAGATGTATTTTCCCAAGTAATCCATTCAGATACATTGCAGCATCCTGTCCTGTCTGAGCAGATGATTTGATTATCTGATTAGAGAAATAGAAACCTGCGATGAGAGCCTCTCCGAGAACTTTTAGCGCATTCTTGATGGTCGCATTACTCATAATCAATGTCGCAGATTCCTCATTGTTCCAATCGAGATAATCTGTGCCATTGCCAAGATGTAGAGCATTATTCAATAGGTCGAGACAATTCAATCCGTCTGCACTCACAATCCTATCGGTCGTGATTCTTGCAGGGAGAATCTCTGTGAAGCCATAGAGCGACACATAAGACCGCTGCTCATCAAATTCAGAGTTCAGAACGCCGACCAACAGATGATAGTAGCCACTCTGAGCGTTCATATCGATAGCAGTCTCTGAGAGGATGAAGTTTCCGAGTTGGGTGGTATCTGAGCTACTTACGACAGCATATAGATAATACTTCTTTGAGCCATCATCGAGGCGAGCCGACAGATAGGCGGTCATCTCCCATGTCTTATACTCAGAGATGGCATGAGAACTCTTTATCGAATCGATGCCGAGAGTCATGTGCCTCAGGAACGAATGAGGCACAGAGAGTTGCTTATTCGCTGCATCATAGGTCACTTGAAATGAAGTGTCAATGGTCGCAGAATCACGAGCGGTCACGAATTGGAATTGCAGCGATTCATCCCCAACGAGCATCGCCATCGTCTGAACCGATATAGGATTGACACTCTCTGAGAAGTTATCCAAAGCACCCTCTAACATCGTGAGAGTTTCCTGAGCATCCCTGAATCTGCGTTTCGTGAATTGGAGAGCTGCCTTGTGATTCTCATCGATGATGACTTCCTGAGCATCTATCTCCCTGAGTTTCGATGTGAGCGACTGCCCTGCAACCGAGTTTGAAATCTCGACCGTAGGCGCATAGGGTGATGTGAGAAAATCCTTGATGCCTGTAATACGAATATCGACACCATCCTGAGCGAATTGCGTATCTGTGAAATGCACATAGCCGCCGACTTTCAGCTTACCGCCGATATTGACCCAATTACGCTTCGCATAGAGAGATTGGAGCGTTCCCTGAAAGGTGAATTTCTGCCCCTCATTCTCATAGAGGTGCTTTACCGCCTCTCTCATCATATCCCATGATGCACCCTCTTTATTGGTATTGTCACAGATATATGATGGCAGCATGATTCCGAATACCGCATACTGATCTCCTATGCAAGGAATGAAAGTCGCATTCGGCATCGTCTGACCGTCTATATCCTGAGGAACAAGCTCAAATCGCCTTGTGGCATGTTTGTACTTGAACTCAAATTCTTTCTCTCCTGCGAGCATTCCTGTTTGGAATATGACGGTAGCAGTCTCACCCTCGATGATATAATCATTGAAATCCAAATCGGCAGGAATGGTATTGTCGATGAAGTCGTAGAAGTTCTTTTCAGGCTTCACGGCAATAACAGATGACACCGTGCCGACCCTCTTAGGATAGTGGGATGAGCAGTCGAGGGAATCTTCTTTCACGGCATCGGAAACGACATCGATACGCTCGATATAATAGCCGTCTGCATCGCTCTGATAGATGTGAGCCTTGCTTGAATCATAGCCTTGCTCATCCTCAAAGTGAGTGCCGTCATATCCCAATGTCTGAGACCGTGGCAAAAGCAATTCAGGTGCGCCATATTCCGAGCGGTCGATATTCCTATCTCCACCCTGAACATAGAGACGCTTGATAGGCATCTCGTTTGATGGTGTGGTTCTGCCAACTCCAGGCATGAAGCCGTTACCCTTTCCGTATGAGAGTGGGAGAGGGTCATTCTTGAAATACTCAACTCGGTGCAGATGGATGACATGACCGACAATCTCCCATTCCGTCTCAAAGGTCTCTGCGACCTGAGAGAGTGCTGCATCCACATTGGTATGATTGAACTCGATGGTTTTCTCATCGCCATCGATGCACGTTCCCCTGCTCCAAACATTTGCTCCGTCTCTCTGATTGAGATTGGCAATAATCTCATCGATGAACTCGTGAGGCTTGGCGGTCATTGAGTATTTGAGTCGCCTGTCAACCGTGTTTCGCATCTTATAGAGCGACATATCATCCTGCAAAGTTCCCATATTCAGGGTGTACTCGATATTGCGCACTCCGTTTTTCTTGATATTCTGAGGCGAGTGCAGGATATAGGTCTCGCCCTGATACTCGCAGTATGTGCCGACAGGAAACTCTACATAGGTAGGGAGCGAGAACTTCAACACAAGCTGAGGTTTCGACATCAGAGAACGATAGCGATAGCTACTATCATTCTCCTGCACTTCGAGAGTGGTATTATTGAAATGTAGTATCATCTTTCTTGCTTTTTATAGTTGCCGCTTTCTCTCCGAGATACTTTCAGCATCCTCAGGAATAGGCTTAAATCGGCTTTCCTGCGCATTTCTCCATCGCCCCCGATGTCATAGTCATCATCATGGATTTCGCAAGGGAGAGCGAATTTCTTAGCATAGGGAGGCTTCACAAATCGAAGCACTCCCTTTTGGCAACCGCATCCGTTACTCATCGGCAGGAACAAAGAGAGAGTAATCGATTGAATCTTTCTCCGTCCATCCCTCTTTCAGAGCGTTATTGATGAACGCAAAGGCTCTCATCACGAAATCAGCAAGTACCTCAGTCTTGGTGAATGTGTGATATACAGGATTTCCCTCTGCATCATCTCCGAGCTTGAACTTCGCAGGGAGATTTGCGCCATCGGTCTGAAATGCGAGGTCGTAAGCCGCCTTGAAATTGAACTGATTTTCAGTCGAGAGATAGACAGGCTTCCCGTTCCATGAGAACCCCGTGAGAATCTTCGCATCCGTGTGGGCATTGATGAGAGCATCGATGTCTGCCCTCACCTCCGCAATATCGGGGATATGGTCGTAATCTTTACGCCAATTATACCCTGTCTCCGCATCGTCTGAATCTTTGCCGAAACCTACATATATAGCACTCTTCTTAGGAGAGAGTACCACGATACCATCCTGACGCTCAGACGCGCCATAAATCTTGAAAAAATCCATATTCATATTACCTGATTTTTAATTGGGTGAATAATCTGTTTATTTCTTCATCTGACGGCATCTGAAAGCCGAGAGCGACCGCCGAGCAGAATGTATATTTGGGATATTGACCTTGATAATCTACCTCCATTGAGCAGAAGAAAGGGAATCCGTCAGGCTCTTGTCTGCGTCCATCAAGCTCATCCCAATTCTCTTTGTCGCCAGTCCATAGTTTCCTGAGCTGACCCTGATAGATGATGCTCACGACATATTTATCTCGTGGTTTCTTCACGAGGGAGGTATCGCCGCCTCTTGCGAGGGTTTCATCAATCTCTCGCTTATATCGTTCCTGCTCTACCAAAGGGACTACGCCTGTCTCATAATCGACCACGATAAACGGCTTGTGGTCTAACTCACGACCGCTTATCTTCGAGCCTCTGAAACTCTTTTTACCATTGAAGGATTGAGGATTACTCCTTGCCTTACCAAAATCTTTCATTTTCTTCTTTTTACGCTTTAATTTATTAAACTCACTCGGATATAGAATTGTCTCCATAAGATGCCATCCATTGCAATGCTTTGTCATGCCCCACAGAGAGCCAATAATCTCAATCCTGCGCTTTCTTGACTTTATCTCATTCAGACTTCGGGCGAAATTCTGCTTCACCCTCTTTCTGAGTAGTGAATGAGTAGGGAAAATCACATATCCGAGAAAATCCAATCCCTCAGACAAGGGAAACACCCTCTCATTGTATTTTATCTTCTGACCGATGACCTCCACCTGCTCATGCACTATTTCTCTCGATTCCCATAGATAGAGCTTTGAGCCGCTTGCAATCACTCCGTCATCGCAATACCGATAGAAATGCCTTATCCCATATCGGTCTTTGAGATAGTGGTCGAGGAATACCGAAAGCAGGAGATTTCCGAGACCCTGAGAGGAACGCATCCCCATCGATATGCCATCATCGAGAACTCGCACAAAGCTCTCCAATATCGCAATCAGCCTCTCATCCTTGAAAACCTTTCTCACACAATACATGATGAAGTCCTGCTTCACCGTATCATAGAATTTCCGAACATCGAATTTGTAGATATATCTCATCCCTTCAGGGTCAAGACGAATATCTCTTTCGATATAGGCTTTCAGGTCGTGCATCCCTCTTTTCTTGATTGATGCCGAGGTAGTACGGATGAATCGCCGTCTCAGATGCTTATCGACAATCTGCATTACTGCACCGACCTTTATTCGGGTCTTCATGTCGAATACTTGAAGATGACGTTCTTTCCCTGCCTCTACAATATCTTTCGGATGCCACTTGCCAAGAATGACCTTTCCTGATTTTATTTCGGCTGCTACCTCATCAAGGAACGCCTCCCGATGGGCGAGTAACCATCTGCCCTCACTCAGTTTCTTTCTCAGAGTGCCTCTCAGAACCGTATCAAACGCTTCTTCGAGATTGGAACGCTCGATGATTTCCTCAATCACATAGCCATCTCTCTTTGCCATAAATTATTTGAAACTCCTTCAGTTCCTCAGGTCTGAGGTGTTCGAGAATGAACCTACCAACCTCTACCTGCATTCGTGATTTTTCAGTTTTCCGACTATAATATATTGTCGCTTTTACTGAGGCTCAGGTCTCTCGCCCTCAGCTATTCTCTATCTCGTAGGGATATGCCGTAGAGACGATTATTCGGGGAGTTTCACCCTTATATTTTCTTTTTCTGTTTGCAAGCCGAGAACCGTTATTCGTATTCGAGTTCGATGACGCATTATTCGCATTCGCATAAGCGACACCGCCATTCGCATTCGCATTGTTATTCGAGCGACCAACGACACGGCACGTTGAGACCTTCCACCTTTCGCCTTTCGGCTTCGCTCACGCAGGAGAGCGAGCGGTCTTTTCAGACCGCCACGCACTGCGCTTTTTCGCTTGATTATTCTTCTTTTCCATATTCCTACCTTTTAATCAGAGATTGATATTTCGCCACGGAAGGCAAGCCGAGAACCGTCACTCGAACTCGAGGACGATGACGCATAAACCGCATACGCATAAGCGACACCGCCACCCGCACTCGCATTGATATTCGAGCGACCAACGACACGGCAGCGAGAGCCTGTGTACCATTGACCATCTGCATAGTGAGTAGCGAATCTGCTATTATCGGAGGTGAACTTCGATGCAACAATGTCGCAGAATCTTCCATGCTTGGTACGAGCCACACAATATCCCGAATTGGTTGTGAGAGCCTGAACAATTCTCTCTGTTCCCTTTATCGGGTCGTAGATATGGTATTTCGCATTGATAGGATAGCTTGTGATGGCGTCTGACATCTTATCCTTGAATGCCTGAGCGAATGACGGCACATTGACCGCAACCATATCCATCCATTCATAGGTGCAAGCGAAGAAAGATTCAAATCCCATCACTTTGTTACCTTGTCCGCTCGATGAAGCGAAATTGGTAGATGTAGTATTTCCGAGACTATCGAGATAGCCTGTCGTGCCTCCTGCGGATTTGCCATATCCGCAATACTTTCCTGCATCACGAGTACCTGTCACGGAATAGAACAGGATAGCCATCAGCTTAATCATTTCGTAGTCGATGAGCTGATAGCCGTCACCTCTGCGCCGAGCGAGGTTTTGGAAATCCTTTGCCGTATAGTTCATCGAGCGTGTCGGAGTATTGATAGGATTACCATCTGCATCATATTGCCATTCAATAGATGTGGTTGATGTGTTTGTGCCGACACGAACAGAAACGCCCGAAACAGAACGAAGTCTTGTCAGAGAATCGATACTTCCCTGATAGATAGCTCCGAGGCACTCATCACTCTCTACCCAATCAGGCTCAATCGCCTCAATCTCTGTGCTATCTACGGCGATAGCCTCGATGTCTGAGGAAATGCCGCTTGGTGAAGTGAATACAAAGGTCTTTGCCTCCGATGGCACGTTGATGAAGATATAATCTCCATTCACGAAATCAAACATACTATTAGCAATAGCCATGTTGTATTTCGAGATGATAACACCGCTTGCGTTGAGGAAACAAGCACCGATAGCCTCATTGTTCAGTCCTGGGTATCTCACTTGCTTCATGCCCTCGACATCAATCTGATAGGTATTGTGATTCGCAGTCTCAGAGACAACTCCTGAGCTTTCAAGAGTACTGACATTCTCTGTGATATTCGATACCATGATAGCCGTATTCTCTCTCATCAGGATTTGTGAGAGCTTCTTTCGATTGATACGGCTTGCGCTCGAAATAGGCTCAGATGACAGAGAACTCCAAGCGATATACTTCTTCTGATTCTTGAAGTCATTGATACCCTTATACCACAGATGAGGAATGCGCATCATAGCATCATTGCCTGAGCCGAGATTATCGGAATAGTCGAAGTTTGAACCATCTTTGAGCTTCTTATAGTCGCTCTCGCTCATCTTCACTCCTTCCCATCTGCCTGTATTCGTATTGAGTTTTCCTGTGACAGGAATCATCAATGAACGAATCTTCGAGATATGACCGCTTGGCTCGTAGCTATCTCCTGTGGTGTTGTTATCTTTATTGGTGATATTCTGAGGGTCTGTCAGAGTATCATCCATCTCTACCAAAGTATAATGCGACTGATGGATAGTCAGGTCTGCGAACTCACTCTGCCATGCAGAAAGAACCGCATCATCAGTATATTTGGTGAGCATATAAGTACCAACAATGGCAGGAGCTGTCTGAGCCGTCAGATTCGCATCAAGACCGCTCAGATGGAGCGCAGAGATGGTCGTGATGTCTGAGCCATCGTCACTTACATTGTAAGGCGTAGCACGAACCACTCTCAGATTATTGCCACTCGTTCCTGCAAGCTCCCTGAGTAAATCGACAGAGCTGATTTTCGCACAATTCTCAATAATGAGAGTCGTGATACTTCTCTTGTCTGCGAGAATCAATCCTGAGCGTTGCAGATTAGGCAGATAGCGCAGTCTGAGATAGGTATATGTCGATGGCAACTGCATATAGGTGAGCTTCGCACCATCGGCAATATCTGCTCTCGTAAGCTGAGAATCCGCAGCATAGAGCGATTCCAATCGAGGGCATCCACTACAAACCACATTCGTGATGAGAGTGCCTCGAATATCGAGCTTATTCAAGAATGGCAATTCTCCGAGATTGACATTGGTGAGCAGGGTATAAGCTCCAATAGTGAGATTCACCTTGCCGACCTTGCCGAGATAGATTTCCTCAGCGAGAGTCATCACAGAGAAATCAAAGTTATTCGACAGGGTGATTTCCGAGAGGTCAATCATAGACATTCTGTCTGCCTGATAGATATAGAGCAAAGCTCCTTCCTCATGCGAGAAATCGGTGAACTCGTATTCCTCTCCTGCTTCGAGAAAGACGCTCTCAGAGAGAGAACCTGAGCTATCATTACCGATGCCGAAATATCCTGTCTTGGCTGCTCGAATTTTGATTTTCGCATTATTCGGCGCATTGACACGACCTGATAAAACGCCGCTAAAGAAATCACCTGTGCCATAGAATCCGTCACGGATGCGCCATCTTCTTTCAATGAATGCAGGGAGAGAGGTCAATCCCAATCCTTGCAGGGCATAGAAATAGATATTATTGGCGGTGGTGGATGTGAAATCGATATATTTACGCTCTCCGTCATAGGATGATACTTTCTTCGGCCATCGCTTGATGCGAGCGGTCACGAAGAAGTAAAGCGAACCCTCAGGAGAGAAAGGATGAATCGTCTGACCGTCCACCGTAGCAGAGCATGACCGCATCGCAGATGCAACGGTTTTCAGAGATAGCTCCGTATTATTGCCATCGACATAGACCGTCTGCTGCAAATACATATTCCTGAACAGGATAGAGTTATATCCTGCATAAGGATTGGTGTAGCCTGTCTGAGCATCGGGCATCTTATTCGGGTCAACCTCAGCATCGATAGTCTGACCGCCATCATTATCCTTTCCGTTGCAGGTATCGCAGTCATAGACCTTGTTCAGATACATTCGCATTGCGAGCATTCCTATGGTGCTATCGCTTGCCTCATTCTGAGCATTGTAATAGACACCATTCACGACCTTGCAGCCATCCTCCAAGAACCACATCGGCTGCATATTCTTTGCCCTTTGGTCAACGGCTGCATCATAATCTGTGAAGATGTCGTAAGAGAGGCAAGAATAAGGAGATGCGTACTTATAGAGGTCTGTCTTCCACAGATTCAGGCGAGCCGCTCCACCATCGCCATCGGTTGAGTGATAGCTATCCCAATCGCAGGAATCGCAGAACTTCATCCAACGATAGAGATTATAAGGCACTTTCTTTCCGAGGGCGTAATTGATAGCGAGGTCGTCATCATCAATCAGAGACTCGAAATAGTAAGTCCACGCGGGAACGGTCTGAACTGAGATTTTGCCATCATCGATGAGAGCCTGAACCCACTTCGAGAATGATGTGCTTGCTGCCATGATGTCAGCCACAGAGGAAACGCCCTTGAACCAATCCATGCCCTGATAGTTCAACAGCTCAAATCCCTCAACTGGGTTTAATACGCTGCCTGTCACCGTCCATGAGCCGTTCTGATTCTGCACCATCGAACCAGTCTGCTCTACCCATGCACCGTTCTCATATTTCATTATCTTGTAGCTGCTGCCGCAATACATCGAAAGGAGATAGGTCTTTGTGGTATCAAAACCGCTCGTAGCGAGGAATCGGGATTTCGTCTGAGCAAGGGTTTCTCCGTCAGTTCCGAAGAACTCAACGAAATCACCATAATTCAAGCACCCCTTGTTATAGCCAGGCACATCATTGAAACCGAGAGCGACCTGCTCCTTCTTATCCTCTTTCCAATTGCCCTTAGCGTGGAAATATGGAGATGTGCCGTTGCTATCCTTAGAGCGGAATACTGCGATAGGAATGTTTGCAGTCGAGTGGTTCATTACCAATCCTGAAAGCTCAACACTTCCTTTCTCCCAAGTGCCATCGAAGGCTCTCTGAGCAGGAGTCATGTAGTTGCTTCCCAAAGCTCTGAAAGTGGCATTCATTTGGTCGCAGATACCGCAGTCATTGGCATTGGAGCTATCCGAATAGTCCACCTTGACCGTGATAATATCCACAGGGATAGAATCATCGTGAATCTGCACCTTATTGATAGCTGCGAGAGCGATTGCCCTGCGTCCTGCCTCAGTCGTATTGTCAGGATTGAGCAGGGTGATGACCGTGCCGCCTGTCTTGGTCGCCTTATCATAGGTAGAGCCATTCTTTTGAGCCAAATAATAGCGAGGATTCTTCACAGGGCGTTGAGCTGAGGTCGTTCCCTGATTCCTACGGCGCACATCGGTAGCGACAAAATTAGTCCAAGGTCTCGCATGGTCGATATAATACAACGTGACATAGTTGTTCTGCTTGGTCGAAGTCGTATTATCGAGAGCCTCAATATCAGAGCCATTGAAAGGGCATTCGATGATAAAAGGCATTCCCTGAGCTGCGAGAGCTGCTGCCTGAGGTCTGAGCTTGGTGGTGGTGATTCCGAGTTCCGTCACTTGCTGAGATGCCATGACATTCTCGAAATTATACTCCGTCACCATATCCTCAGTATTCGTCAGCTTCACGAGATAGTTCTGAAATGCTTGGTCAAAGAGGAAATAATCATCCCATGCCAAATCATAGAAAATGTAGATGTCGCCATTTGTGCCATTGAAAGAGATATTTTCCTCTTGGATGAGATTGCTCTGACCTGCCACATATCCGATACAAGCCACTTCCTCACCATTGAGATAGAGCTTGATGAAATAATAGGTTACACCTCCACGAGTCTGACCGAGACCCTCAACGGCTGGCTCTACCACTACGGCAACAGTCACTTTCTCGCCCTGACGATAGAATCTTTCTTCCACATGATTAGAGAGACCTATCGAACAATAGATAGCGACTGCCTTTCCTGTCACATAGAATCCTGCACCGACACCCTCATTGAAACAAGACATCAGGACTGCATCATCATCAACGAGATTCTTTGCAGCGAATGCGAATTGAATAGCCAAGCCATTACTCTCAATCGATGTAGGCTTGAATGGTTGATGATTCAGCGTAGCCGTGACATCTTCTGCGATTCTGAGAGCCATTTCACCATTGAAGCGGACAAATCCTGTCGTAGAATAGTTCGCTCCATTGACTGCGATTTCGTAGCCATTATTCACGATTGAATGGTCTGCTTCATCATTGCTTCGGTTGGCGAAATCAAAGCCATAGATTGCTCCTGCCTTGATAGCGGCATCGATGACAGAACCGTTCACATTATAGGTATAGGTCACGCCATAGACAGAGCGGCATTTCACTTTCACGGTCTCATTCACGCTGCCATCTGAGGCAACTCCTGAGACTTGATGAGTGAATGTATAGGCAGAGGAACGATAAGCGGTGTGGGTCTGAATGAGGGTGTCATTCAGATAAACCTCTGCACTTGGAGCATTATTTGTCGGGTCATAGACCGCATAATTCACAGAAATAGTCTCATAGAGCTTGACTGAAGCATTGGCGGTCTCGCTCATCCAACTCATTACGACAATAGGAGTGGTATTCCCCTCTCCGATGACAAAGATGCCTGAGTAGAGATAATTTCCGACAACCCCCGATGCGACATCTACACCATGAACACGGATTTGGTATGCACCATGGGCGAGGGTATATCCGAGGCAGTTTGTCGGGTCGATGGTGATAGCATGAGAATAGGTATCTTGGATGACCGAAGTTCCCAATTCTAGCCAACTTCCACCGATATAGATTTCCGTGATTGCCTGAATGCCCCTGTCGCTCGCATTATTGGCGAACTTGAACAGAGGAATGCTCTTTGATGCGCCACCAACTGCGAGAGCCGTGCTTTGAGTATATTGCAAGGTCTGAACGCTGCTAATAGAAACATCTACGGCGGTCACATTGATATTGCGAGAGCCTGTATTTCCTGCATCATCCGTGATGACTGCCTTGAATCTGCGTACTCCTGCATTGGCGAAATACTGAGATATATCCATCACGAAATCATAGGTCTCCATCGATGCCGAGGATGCCTTATTGAATGTGAGGCTCTGAATCAGAGTGTTCGTATCTCTGTCGTAGAGGTCAATCGTGGCAATCATATTATCCTGCTCAGTAGAGCCTACGGTCGTAACCGAGCGGACGGCAGCTCTCAGGATGAACGAGCCTCCTGCATTGCCATAGAAAGGCGATTGTTGGAATGCAGCAGAAACGATAGTGCCGCTTCCACCGCCACCGCCTGAGCCGACTGAGAATTGGATTTCATCACCGATTCCGTCACCCTCTGCATTCTCCAATTGGAGCTTCACAACGCCCTCTGTCTCAGTATCGACCTTTAATCCTGTCGGGAGATGGGTATATGCGCCACCTGTAGAGAAAGCATCTTCGCCATCTTCCTCAGGCTCATCAGAGGTCTCTACCTGAGAACCTCCACCGCCGAAATCCTGCCATAAAGAGGTCTCTCCGAAGTCTGAGACAACGCCCTTGAATTGCTTGCATTCCCATGTGTTTTCTCCTGTCTTGTAGGTGATGACGAGACCGCTCTTTGCATACTCGATTCCTGTATTGGTAGAGAGCGCAAGGATGGCAGCAATAGCATATTCGAGGGTATAGAATGCAGCAGATGTGCAAGCTCCGCAAAGAGCATCGACATTGATGAGGGTCTCTGCTCCTGCGCTCATTCCTGCAAGGTCGAGCCAATTATTGATATTCTTGAAGGTCGCCTCCTGAGAATCCTCACCGATATACTGATAGGTCTTCCATGAGCCACGAGCGATAGCGAAAGTTATCTGCATACCGATTGAGGTAAATCCTTTCGAGTATGTCACATTGATAGCATTCTGCAAGGTATAGTAACCGCTCTGCAAAGGAACTTCATTCGTGACATTATAGCAGTTGCCGACTGCTGCCGTTCCTCCGAATTTCGTCCAAGTGGTAGTGTCGGTGAAATCAACCTTTGCGCTGCCATGCCATTGCCAACTCTCCATCTTTCCATTCGTTCCGAGGAAAGTGATGACAACTCCCTGAGATTTGTAATATCGGGGTTCGTCATTATCATAGAGCAATCCCAAAGCCGTACCAAGCGACATCGGGGTACTCGTGATGAACATCTTATTGACATTGATGAACAGAGCAGCATCGATTTCCTCCTGCAGCTCTGCTTTCGCATCATCGATGGATTGTCTGATTGCTGCGAGTTCCTCAGGGTCATTGCCTACGACTTCGAGAGCTTCATCATCCTCATTCCAAGAATAGATAAGACCATCATAGATATAGAGCTTATCAGCGATAGGATAGGTGCGAGTACCATCCATATATTCATCTGCACCATCCCAATTAGAATAGTACTTGTAGCTGCCTCCTGAATATACTCGCAGAGCGAACTTACCACTATTTTTCACATAAACCACCACACCCGATGCAATCGTTGACTGATTGAGGATAGTAGCAGAATCAACGATGCCATAGAATCTCTTAGTAGATGTATTCTTGGCAATAGAAAGAGCATCGGTCGCCTTATCGTCTGCATCTCCTGCGGTTTCCTCTGCCGAAGCAGCAGCCTCTTGCGCTTGCGAGGCAGCTTGTGAGGCATTATTCGCAGTCTGAGTAGCCGAAGCAGCAGCCTGTTGAGCATCATTTGCGGTCTGTTTCGCCTGAGCTGCATCCTGAGCCGCTTGGTCATACCCTGCTAAGATAGAACCGAGAGGCACTTTGACACTCTCATTCTGAGAGTTCACACCGATAGTATAAAGTCCTTGTGTAGATTGACTTTCGGGCAACTCTGAAATTCTTTTCTTTTGGTCTGCCATATTGCTTTAATTTTGATTATTGATATAAATTTTTCGCTATCGCTTTCTGTGATGATGTATTTTCAATCCTCTGTGACGAGTAAGGAAATGCCGTATTTTGGATGAATCTTGATACGAGCAGGATTCTCTGCATCTTCTGTGATGACCCAATCGAAATCTTCTGTCGCAAGTAGCATCCATGAGCTTTCAGGACGATATGCGGTGAATGTCAGAATCACAGAGAACTCACACCAAATCTTCCCATCTCTCAATATCTCGAATTTTGAGACGCTCATGCTCTTATAATAGCAGTCATATTCAGCAGGGAGATTTGCGAAATAGAGGATGCGAGATTCTGACTGCATGAGGATAGAAAAGAGAGAATTATATCGTCTCCAAAATTCGGTTATATTCTCAGCATCGATGAGTAGTTTCAGAGTGACATCTTTTGCCTTGAAATGCACTTCCTCATCATCATAATCGATTCCTGAGATGGATTTCACGCTTATCTTCAAAGCATCACGGATATTCGCCGCTTTCCTGATACTATCATCTGAGCCTCTGAGAATGTATGAGCCGAACTGAGAGAAGTCGATTCCGTCAAGCTCATATCCCGATTGTCGGACTTCGCTCTTACCAAGCTGATACGGATTTCCTGATGGCACAACAGGGAAATCGTCAGCAAAGGTAAGAGTGAGTTTTCCGAGCTTTATAAACGATGAGAATGAGCCATTCGACACCATCCTCAGTCGATAGGTCTTTCCGAGTTCTGTGAATTGGAAATTATGATATGCGCCTGTGGCAAGGTCATCGAAGAAATCCTCAGCATATCGTACATTCGTGATGCAGAACTGAATCTGAAATTGTCGGGTATCGAGAACAGGGGAGAGCAAATCAACCTCGATACCATCGAATTCCTCCCATTCGGTCGTATCGAGTGTTTTGAAAGATGGCATCTGAACGACTCCCTTATAGCCGCCCTTATCAACAAAGATGCCATATTCGAGCATAGCATCCCAACCATCAATGAATAATTTTCCTGTCTCTCTCATTGCAATACCTTAGCATAATCAGATTTCACGATTTCTACCTTTGAGACATCATCTTTCTCTATCTTCACGATGGAATATCCCGAAGCTTCAATATGAGCAGATGCCCCACACATCAGAATCAAGCGATTTCCTGCGATTTGAGAGTATTTCATCTCTGCGATGGTATTACCTACCAAGAAAGCTTTTCGAGCCTCTGAGAGCGTGATTTTCCCTGCATCGATATAGACTCCGAATCGCTCAGGATGATATTTCTTGAACTTTCGGAATGTTGCGATGTCGGGGAAATGGTTTTCTGTGAGGAATTCTGCGCCCTGAGGTGAAAACATGAGGTTTATCATTTCCTCCATAGATTCCTCGCCTGTGAACATTTGACACGCTCCGAGCTTACGAGCCATCTCATAATTATGAGACTTCTCGCATCTGTTCTGAGCTGCATTTTTGGCAGCTTTCCATTTCTCTTGTGCTTCTTTAATCTCTTTCATCGCTTTACACTTTAATCTTGATTCCTGCTCGCTGAATATCGTCCACGCTATCCTCGATACGCTTGATACGAGTATTCATATTATCGAGCTTATTATTTGTCTCATCGGTATTTCGCTCGATTCCTGTCACACGAGCGAGAATCTGATTACTCGTAGCATTGAGTTCGGTCACTCCCTGCACGAGTGAATAGGTATGCCCCTGAATGGTCGTGAGGCGAGCATTATTCTCATCGACACTATCCTGAGATGCGGTCGCTATACCTCTGCTCTCTCCCTGCCTCTCTGCGGTGTCTTCAAAGAGGTCTTTCATTCCCTGATTGAGTGCTGAGTATATCTGCGAGAATTGCTCTCCTGCATTGTTCAGGTCATTAGCAAAGTTATTAGCAGAATTCTTGACCGTATTGATGCCTTGGAAATTGCCCTTTTCATCAAACCAAATCTTCTTGTATTTATCGAAGATTTTTCCGATAGCAGGTTCGAGGAACTGAGTAATCATCATTCGTTTCAGAATATCCCTGACTATCTCATTGACCTTTTGATGCCAAGCCTCCATCGCATCCTCGCCTTGTGCGACTGCATCAAAGAAAGCATCTCCCAAAGTCTGAGCCAAATCCTCAGCAGTAGTGCCGATAATGTCTTCCATCATCTCATTGATGATTTCAGCCATCTCATTGGCTATCTCCTGAATCTCACGTCTCCAATCAGCTATCTTGCTTTGGTCATCATGTTTTTTGCTATTTTCCTCGTCTATCTGCTTCTGCAAGAGTAATTGCTGCTCTGCGAGATTTTCGAGCTGCTTTCGAGAATTCTTATATTTATCCTCACCGAGGAATTTATTAGCCGTATAATCAGCCATAGCATAAGCATCGGCAATCTTCTCGATAGATTTCAGATAAGCCTCGTTCTGAGCGACCTGATACATTCGGATGACCTTGAATATATCGGCATCCCTCATTTCCTCACGATGCAGTCTCAGAACTTCCTCATAGGTCTCTTTATAGACATCACGGACTCTTGCAACCGCATCGCCGATATTATTCTGCAATCTGACCGCATCCTGATTATCGAGTTCCCATTGGAGCTGGTCTTTACGCTGCTGCAAACGCTCGATTTCCTCTTGCTTCTCATCATCGTCATTGAATAGATTAGCAATAGCGGTTGCCACTTGCAGAGCTGCTGAGATGACTGCGAGGATGACAGAGGCTTTCTCGATGGTGGAGATAGCTGTCGCTCCTGCTGCTGCGGATGCCGTTGCACCCTGAGCTGCTGCATCAACGGTCGCCTCAATTCCTTTTGCAGCACCCTTTCCGACATCTGAAACTGCATTGATGACATCGGTAGCAGCTCCCAAAATCTCATCCATGAAGTCGAGACCTTTGCCGATTCCATCCGCAAGGTCATCCGAGAATACCTGAGCGAGATTCTTTGCCTTTCCTCCGATATCTTTTATCACGCCTCCTGCATTCTTCAAGTTCTGAGCGAAACTCTTATAGGACTGCGTGAGATTGTTTCGTGATTTGATGACATTATTCTCTGCCTGAGCATTCTTTCTCTGAGCATCTGCAAGCCTTTCAGTAGCCTGTCTCAGATTATCGGCTGCATCCGCTTGTTGTTGGCAATCTTGGGTGAGTTCGCCTCTCTCAACCGCATCAAGGACATCTCTCTGCTCCTGCATAGCGTTTTTATACGCTTCCTCTGCTGCATTTAGTTCTTTCTGTGCAGTCGATAGTTCTTTGAGAGCATTGACGAGTTCTGTCTTGGATGCCGACATATCCTTGATGGACTTGTGCATGGCAGCAAAGGGATTGCGAGAGGCAATCTCATCCTCCATATGCTTGATAGCATCGGTATATTCCTTGATTTCCTTGCCATCCATCGTAGCCTTATTTTCCTCGAAATACTTTTTCACTCTTTCGAGGTTGATTTGCAGGGATTGAATGGATTGCTTATCAAGAGAACCAAAAACGCTATCCCAATCGATGATTTCCTTGAAATTCTCTGAACTGAGTTTAGCGAATTCTTCATCCATCTGCCTTGTTGCCTCTGCGACATATTCAGCAGGGAGAAATTTCATCTTGTTCACCCATTTACGATACAGAAGTTCATGCTTTTGCAGATTCGTTCCGTATTGCTCAATCAGCATATCATCGTATTTCTGACGGATGAGCATTATTTCATTCTCTCCGTTCTCTGTGATTTGCTGACGGACACGATAGTATTCCTTTGAGATATTCTCATCTGCGAGCAAATCTTTCATATATTGCTCGATAGATTTCTTTCCTGCATCTGACTCAGACCAACCGACCTCAGTAGCTCCTTTCTGCTGCATATATACTGCTTTGAGCATCGCTTTCCTCTGCTCCGCGAGCTGCCTGAGCTGATTTTCCCAATCTTCAAGTCTTCTGCGAGTAGCACTCCGAGATACATTGAGTTCCTTGACAAGACCTTCCTCCTGAGAATCGATGATGAGCTGATTCACCTCATCATTCGCTCCTTTGAGATACTTCTTGACCTTATCTTTGTAGTCATCGATAGCTTTCTGAGTTTCGAGAGCAGCTTTCTTCGGGTCGAAGTCTGAGCCACTCTTTCCACCGCCTCTACCGCCGCCTGATTTCGGGTCGGTATGACCGCCTATATTGAAATCGAGCTTCACGTTCTGAGCTTCTGCCATTACATCCTTGTAGGCTTGCATCCAATAATCAGCGGTATTCTGAGCATCTTCGATTGCTTCACGCTTTCTCTGCAAATCTCCTGCCTTGGTGGTGTACCAATGTCCATACTCGCTCGCTTTTTTGTGACGAGCTTCTTCAAGAGCGATGAATGCCTCAGTATATTTATTGAGAATAGCCTGAGCCTCTGCCTCTTTGAGTAGCATCTGACAATAGGCTTCACCCTTGGTAACGAGAACCTTTTTCCATTGAGATAGGGAATCATAATATCCGAGAGCCTCTCCATATTTAGAGTTAAGCTCTTTGACTAATTCTTTCTCCTGCTTCTTTGTACCATTGAATTTCTCTATCTTGGTGATATATCCCGAAATCTCACCCTGCGCCTTAGCATAAGCCTTTGCGCCCTCATCCATCACCTCATTAAGGTCTTTCTCTCGTTCTTCTGCCTCTGATATTGTATCAAAGAGAGTGGTGAGCCATGAAACCAATTCTCCGACAAGCACGATGATTGCACCGATGCCTGTTGAGATGAGAGCCGCTTTCAGACCTTTCAGGGCGATAGATGCAGCTCTTGTTGCGATAGTTCCTGCTACGGTTGCTGCGGTAGCCGATTTGGTCGCTGCGGTATTGGCAACCTGAGCCGCCGTTCCTGCAACGGTAGATGCGTTATTCTTTGTCTGAGCTGCCGTATCGGTAGAGGTCGCTGCTGCATCGAGTTCCTGAGCTGCTGCATTCTCCGTGATGGCTGCATTCTCAGTAGCGATAACATCAGAACTTTCTCCGATGAGCTTATTCCAAAGTTGTTTGAGACCATTAAGGGTGACGAGACGGAATGCAGAATCTTTGTCGAGAGCTGCCTGAAGCTGCTGCAATCCCATTGTGATAGCCATGAGAGACTGCACTTTGAGCATTATCTTTTGCAGATTCTCGTTCTCTCCTGCAAAGAGACCGACCGCTCCCTGAGCTGCCGACATTGCGCCCGATACACCTGAGAGACCCACAATGATACCCTGCATTCCTCTTTGGTCGTGAGCGAGGATAGTAGCCTGAGCGGTCGCATCACTCCAAGCATCGGTCAATCGACCGACTTCCTCTTGGATTTCCTTGTATTTATCAGTATTTCTCTGACCTGCTGCCTCCATCTCCACGAGTTCAAGTTTCAGCTCACGGATTTTGGTACGCAGATTCTCATGCTTAGATGCGTTCTTTGCAGCTTCCTCAGCCTCTTTCTTCAACTGCCTCTCTGTTGCTGCGAGAGCATCAGCAGTCTTTGCAGCTTCATCATTGACTTTCTTTCGGATTGCGATATTCTCCTGAATAGCTCGCTTTTCCTCTTTGAGCCGCTTGACCTCTCCTGAATCGCCCTTTCGGGATGCAATCTTAATCTTATCGGATAGGGTAGCATATTCCTTTTCGAGGTCTCTGATTGCTGCCTTATTGGTATCGACAACCCTATCAATCTCATCGAAACCCTGCTGAATGACGGCGAGAGATTCTGAGGCATTTGTGATGACATCGATATTGACATCAGGAACATTGGTTAAGAGTTCCGATATTCTCGCACTCTCAGCCTCTGCCTTTTCTCCTATTTCAGAAACCTTGCCCTCGATGTGGTTCATGCCCTCATCGAAACCGCCCATATCAATGGCAGTGCCAAAACTCAAAGTACCGTCATCTACATTCATATTCTTACGATTTCTTCTTCTTCAAAATTGTTGAACTTATTGAAATTATCAGGATTGTTTGCATCGAGAGAATCATCATATAGAGGCTTGTCGCTATCTGATTTGTCATTAGGCATCGGCATCGCACGGCTATACATCACGGCATTCTTATAACTGATGTCATAGAGAGCCTGTTTGTCGGTCATCCCGAATAGTTTTGCAATACCGAGAACGGTCGCCCAAATACTATCATTTAGTGCTGCACCACTTCCTTTGTCGGTTTCAGAATGTTTGCCTCTGACAGGGAAGTGGTAATGGAGAAAAAATGCCCTATCTCCATATCCTGCAATCTCTGAATGATTAAATCAAAGATGGTCGATGGCTTGATATTATCGAGTATGAGCCTCGATAATTCTGCTTGCTTATCAATTATCACCTTCTTTTTCTTGCAGGGAAACAAGCCGAAAATACGCTTTTCTTCGATGATTTCTTTTTCTTCTCTGAGGTTCTTTGCTCCGAGGATGAGAATTGCGCATATATCTCCGATTGCGCTATAATCTTTTGCGTAATGGAGAGCTGAGTAAACTCGCAATTCTTTCGGAATCTCCTTATCTACCACAGGGAGCGTGGAGATAAGCTCAGAAACGAGAATGAGCGTGGCAATAGATGGGTCTGCAATAGGATAGACCACACCGCCAAGCTCAATCTTATTGGTCGCTTTTTCAAGAATGGCAGATGCGACCCTCTGCTCTATTGTCTGTGCCATATTATAAAAAACTGAGTTTAGTTGCAGGAGACGGACTCGAACCGCCGA